CGAGGGAATGCGGTCCTGCGCTGAATGTTGGCCGATGCGGAACATAGCCAACCGTTCAAGTCCGATTTCAACATCCGACGAGTGGGTTGCAAAACCCAGACGGACTGCATACGGTAGCTTGTCATCATCTTGGTAACCAAAGATGTGCCTAGCAGCCTCAATAGGGACTGACGTAGGCACACCTTTTTTGAACTTGTAGTCGACACCGGAATGACGATCAGCCAGATCAGTGTCACTACAGTTGGTTACATAGACTTCCATTAGAACGAAACCGTGTCACCGTAAACCTTGATGTCAACAATGCCAGCAGCAGCGTTGGAGACATTCAAGAACAGGGCGGAGGTATTCGCTCCATTGACGGTAGTAGTCAATGCGAAGGGGCTAGCAACCGCAAGGTCTTGGAACTTGTTCACAGCAGTTAAGTTTGCCAACGAAACCACTGCGACAACCGCATTACTCGTGTTGCCGTCATTGCTAGTCGTGATACCCACGTTAGCCAACGAAACACTCGTATTGGGGTTCTGTACCGTAACCCGACGAATGATTACCTGTCCCGATCCGGTGAGATTACCGCTATTGGTAAGCCCACCTTTCAGGAAAGGAATAGCCACTACAGCATTGCCAGCCGTTGCCAGAGACGCTCCGGTAACTCCACCAAGGGCAAAGTTACCAAACGAGTCTGGTGTGTTTTGTCCGACTGCATCTGCATTAGCCATGTCTGCTCCTTAACTAGCAAACGTGGAGTTTGCAGTCAGACCGCCGTTGACCGTCAACAGAGTAATCGTGTTTGCCGTCGTTGTAGAGTTGGCAACTACGTTAATTCCGTCGCTGATCACAACACCACCAGTGTTTGCAGGCGTAAGCAAGACAAGAGCGGTTCCGTTGTTAGCGTAGATCTGGCTGTTCAAAACGGGGAACATCAGATATACGCCAGCAGGAACTACGTTGCCAGCAACGGTTGCAGGAGCAATGAGGGTGGTGGTCTGAAAGTAGGCGCCGGTGGTATTGCTATTAGCACCAGCAATCAGGATCTTGTTTAGACTGAGAGCCATGTTTCTCTCCTTACAGGGTCAGCGAGTTGTAAGAACCCACCCGAGTCATAGACTTCGGTTTGGTACTAATCAACTCAGCAATCATCAGCACGGCGCCGACGTAACCAATCTGCCAGTTAGGCAAAGTGGACTCAAACCCAGTAAACACAAACGAACCTTGCTCGTGGATGTACAGGTTCAGGTAGTTCGTGTTAACGAAGTAGACCAGACCTTCTGGGCAGTACGGATCTGGATAGATCGGAACACCAGCAACCATCAGTGCACGGAACGCAGCCTGTGGTCCGTTGTTGTCGCCATCAAACCCAGAACCTGGGGTAATGACATACTGCTCTTGACCAACAAAGTCTTGAGCCAACAGGGTCCAAGTACCGAATCCGCAAACACCGAAGCTAGGCACTTCTGCACCGTTCTTCACGGTTCCAGAAATGTATTGCAGGATGTTCTGACGGGTTGGGTTGACGTTACCAGCAGCGTAAACTTTGGATTGCCACCAAGTATTGGTATTACGATTGATGTTACCGTAAGTCACTTGATATGTAGCACCACCTGTACCGTCATCCACAGCAGCGGGCAAGCCGATAAACTGTTGGTTGTTGGTTGTGTTGGTATACAAGGCCGTAGCCATTGCGTCCATCATCACATTGGTAGCATCGTTCATACGAGCTTCAATGAGTGGGATGATTGCAGCGTCTTGTTGAGCAACACCTTCCATACCGAGGAACGGCACGGGAGAAATCATCAACTTCAGGTCATACTCGGCATTGTATGCACCCTGTTGAACTGACGGCTGGTTGAATGAACCAGAGTAGTCAGACCACTGAGCGTTTACAAATTGAGCACCCTGAACAGGCACTGTTACTGAGGACACACCACCAGAGGCTTGTTGACTGTTAGCAATCAACGCTGCCATTAGAGGCGTGCTGTTGTACAGTTGTACAACGAGTTTGGGAATAAAAGCTCTGCGGGTAACGTAGGTTAATTCAGTGAACTGACTTGACCCTGTTGCTGGCAGAATACCACCACCTATAGCCATAACGACTCCTTAAAGATGGGCATCTCTGCCCCTACAAATTAAACCCTCTTTATCAACTCAACCTAACCCTATTGGCCTTTGACCTCTAGGATTACGCAATTCGTTCAGTGCTTTTGCTGCCTCATTACGAGCAGCGTTCACTGGATTCTTCCAATATGCTTTCAAATCAAAATTGTTGATAGCACTTGGATTGTAACCAGATGGAGTAGGCTTAGCAGCTTGCTTCATCCAGTTGTGATATTCGGCAGCAGTCTCATGGTTAGTGATACCACGTTCAAGCATTAGCTTCTCAACGTCTTTAACTTCATCTTCAGAGTCGATAAGACCTTTTTTGACCAAGCTATTGCGTCTCTTAGATAGTTCTTCAATTGCATCCCTTTCTCTCATTTTGGCTTGCAAAGCAGAGTTCTCTTGCCTAATCTGATTGATTTCAGCACGAGTGGAATCCTTAATTTGAATTTCAGGAATCTGCAAATCAGGCTTGACTTGTTGGGTCAACCGCAAGAAAGCCTCACGAGTCTTGGGGTCCTCAGCCATTGTCTGCGCCAAGGAAGCCAACTCATCACGAGCTTCTAAAGATAAATTTTCTAAAGACATTTCACAACCCTCTTTTTACGTTAGATGACTCTTTTGCCGTCACCAGGCTTTTTCACTTGCATTCCAGACTTGCTCAATTTAGATGCGCTGTTCAAGCCACCAAACTGAGAAAATCTAGGAGTGTTTACAACTAAACCATTTTGTTGGTTATTGTCTGTTGGTCTACGGGGAGCTGCTGCGCCACGGGGCTTAAATAAATCCATGATGGTTCCTTACATTGGGGGTTGGGGAAGACCTGGCATTCCACCAGGAGGGGGAGACGGGGGAGGCATACCACCACCAGCGGGAGGCATACCTGGAACAGGTGCTGCTGCCATTGCTTTACCTTCAGGAGTAGCACCACCCGCTTGAGGCAAAGTCTGTAGCATCTGAAGAATCTCAGATTGCTGTAATTCATTGGTTTTATTTTTACGAGGACCGAGCACACTTGTGAGATTGCGAATAGCGGTCAAGGCTTTCTGGCCTTCTTCTGACTCGCTACCTAAAGCTGGGAGAGACTGCTCTAGCAAATCCATTGCCATGCCAATGTTAATCATGGCAGCCTCTTTGCTTCCCATCTTAGGCTCAGGAGTAGACATGGGAGAAGCCATTGGAGGAGACATGCCGTCAGATTGGGGACTTGGTCCTGCGCTTGGCATGGGATTAGGCGCAAGAGCACCGCCACTTTGGGGGCCACGCATCAACTCCATCAACTTATCTTGCGGAACACTCATATAAACTCCTAATGTCAGTATTTCAACAAGTTACTAACAGTTTGTCAATAGGGTGGAAGTTTTTGTGTCGAAACTTCCAAAACGCTACGGAAATCACTTACGTGACTTACGACCTTTACGTGCTTTACGCATGATGTCACTCCTAGGTTGAGAGGAGGCGAACTATTTTGAGGGAAGTAAGCCACACCCTTTTCTTCTTTGCAGAGGAAACTTTTACCGTCTGGTTTTCCGACCACGTTTTGCGTGCTTGTACATAGTGTACTCCTGTTGGTTAAGAACGTCCTTGTCTGGAGTAGTTCCGCATGGTTCTACCGCCAGTCATATTTTTACCACCCGTCTCTGACCTTGTCAAGGACGGCATAGATTCTGTTTTCTTGAGAGAACCAGTCTGTACTCTAGGCTGGTCAGCTTTGGGTTGTGTCTGTTGACTTGTAGCCATCATCCCACCTTTTTAAGTTCAGGTTTCTCTTTTGCTTCTGGACCTTTTGGGGGAGCTGAGGCTTGCTGTTGGGCTTGCTTAGTTTCCATTTTCTTCAATCGGTCTTTGAGCAATTGTTTCATAGGAGGTTCTGTCAAGTCAAGCAAACTTTCTTTGTCAATTGCCCCAACTTTGAGGAGGTTGAACGCCATCTGACGTTGGTCTTCTACAAATATGGGCGAATTAGAGTGTGCATCCACTTTGACTACAAAATCTTTGGTAAATTGTTCAGCAATGAAAGGCAAACCGTTAATATCTTTAAAGTGAGTTGGGTTGTAGGCTTGCATACACTTCAAATAAAGTGTGGCGAGCTTTTCAAGGCTGTCTTCAATGATAAGTGCCCTCTTTTTCACCCGTGATGAGCCTAGACGGGCCAATTGAGAGGCGTGACCTGAGCTACGAACCCCTGCTTCCCCTTTTCCTTGCAATACATTGCCAATACCGCTTGCTTCTTCAAACATTTGGTCAATATCACGTATTTCAGCGAATAAATCTGATGGCATCGTAGGTGGAAGCCTATCTACCTTGGCATTGGGCATATCATTGCTGATTTGACCCCCTGCACGGTTCAAAGCAAAGAGTTTTTCCTCCGAAATGCCCGTAAAACCGATAAAAGCAGTGGGTGGATTGACCTGTTTGCTTAGTAAATCAAGTACGTCAGTAAGCCTGTTGTTCCTCAATTCCTGAAGATACTGGAGTCTCTGAACCTCACTACCCCCCCAATAGTAGTCATAGAGGGGGTTGGGGCATATCTGAACAAAGGGTAACTCCCCTTTTAGGAACAATTCTTCCCCTGCACGGTCATAAATGATGATGTCAGGGTCTGCTTTGGTGACCACTTGATAGTCTTGGATGGCATCATTCCACACCCACAGCTCGGTCATCTCCACTGTATCCTCGGCTACTTGGGCTTTGTACCTGTTTTGCCCCGACAAATCGAGGTTCACATTGCCGTACAACTGGGGATTGGTCTGCGACATGAGGATACGCTCCATGCCGTTAGCCACTTCAGTCCTTTCGTGAACCATTGTGGATAACCTCTTAACAATCTCTTCCCGTTTAGGGTGGTCATAGAGGCGGTCATAGAGTTCAGACTTGGTGATGTAGTAGGTGTGTACTAGAGCTTCTTGTCTGTCAGTGTAGGTTGTATCTTCTCTCAAGACACCTACACACTGAGGCTCTACTACGTAGGGGTGAGGTTCCCCATTTCTCATAATCATTTTGACAAAAGCAGTGTTGTAGACCAGTGCCCAAGTACAGGCAGTAGAAAATACTTGGTCAGCGTTGCTATTTAACCACTCGTCATTGAGAGAGCGAGTCAAGACTGTAACTTTGGATTGTTCAGAATCGGGTACAGCAGCACCCGTGTTGATAGAGAATCTGGTGGTTTCAGCCGAGTAAAGAAAAGAAGTGAGTTGATCTATGTGCGGAAAGATTTTGTTGTAGATGGCTGGGGGTTGACTAGGTCCATTGCCAAACAAATACCAAGAACGTAGGTTCTGGTAGTCAGTCTTTCTCTCAGGAACTGAGACGAGGCACTTCTGGATTAAATCCAGATAAAAGAATTCTCTGTCTAGGTCATTACTCGGTATTCTCATTTACTCACCTGTAAATTTTGATGGTCTATCATAGAGCCGTTCCCTGCGATTGGACCATTAAGTTTACCAGTTGGCGAGGCTTGATTGGGCAAAATACTAACCGCCTCATCCTTGACTGGCTTGAACTGACCACCCATCACAGAGTTCATGCTGATACCGCCTTGGCTTCCCCACATGGCTGCGTCCCCAGGCCGAGCCTCTCTGGGAGGTGGTGGCATCTTAGGACCCTTCTCTAGGATTTGACGCTCCTTCTCAGCCTCAGCCCCAGCGACAAAGTCCAACTCTTTCTGAGACAACTCATTGTTTCTAGTGAGATAGCCTGTCTGGTGCTCACCTGCACGGGTACTCTTAATATCCGTCATTTGGAAGTCTTGTGCAAGTCCTTTTAGACTTTCATCTGCTTTTTTGGTTCTAGCACTTCTTGTGCCAACAGGCTTGAGATGTACCACTGATATTTGTGACTTGCACATTTTCATGGGACATTCAGGCTCCCAAGCCTCAAATATACCGTGACTCTCGCAAAAGTAGTCTCTAAGAATTGCCATTGTTCTACCCTCTTTCATCTAAGTTTTTATCACTGTAATCGTGACGATTTGCCATACCCACCTTCAATTTAATCCCGTCCCTAGTCATCACCAGTTTGTTACTAGGCATATAGGGGTTGTACGCCTCTTTTCTATAGTCCACGTACCTAGTGTTATCCCGTCTCTTCATCACCCGTACATTGCCCTGCTTCCACTCTCTGTAGGCTTTGTTCACCCTCATCTGAACCATCTCTGTCAGGGGTTCACATTCTTCTAGGAATACGTCCCTGATGTGGGCGGTAGACAGGCCACAGAGGTCAGCAAAAAGAGGAATAGAGATTCCCCTATCTTTGTCTAGGAGGAACCTTTTAATCTGACGCTTGAGTTCAGTTTTGGGGAGTGGGGCGTTTCTCTGCTCCATATATGCCTATGTGTTTAAGGTAATTAGAAACATTCTTGCCCACTGCAATCTCTTCTGGAGTCATTGACTGCTGTGAACGAGAAACCTCTCGGGTAATCTTCATCTGTAAGAGTCTAGGTTGCAATTGCTCGGCATACGCTGCCACCGCCAGTGCACAGGCAATGACCCTGTCATCTTTGCCACGACCAGGTGCACCCAAGAACCCTTGTTCTCTAACAATACACTTCATTTCGTCTAGCGTGTCCATACTGACAATGTTCATCATGCCACGCTCAAAGTAATCTTTCATGTAGTTGAGCATACGCTCCTTGCTACTGGCAGTGGTTAACCAGTACATCGAGTTGCCTGGTCCACTCATAGAGTCATTTCTTCTCCAGATGTAGTTGGTCATGCTCCCGAGCACATCTTCTAGTCCACGGCCTAATTCACCCATTGTGTTGGCTGCTTGTCTCTTCAGGTTCTTCATCTCATTGATGACCGCCTGACCTGGGCCATTAATCTCAAGGTTTAAGGTAGAGTTCTTGTACGCACCCCCCAGATGGGCAATGACCCACGCAAACTGATAGGTGTTCATCTCAGAGGTGGCAAACTCAGCTACTTGGTCCAGACCATCAGCATAGCATCGGAACACCTGTATGCAAAATCTGTCTGCCCAGTCGGAGCTTCCGTAAGCAGGGTCTGCTCCAATGACATAGTAAGCTGTGTCGACAGGCTCTTCCCAGATTTTAAGAGTGGACAGTCGTTCTGTGGATTTGAGCACCTCGGTGTCTTGGAACATTTGACCGAAAGCGTAACGGTAGCCGTCATACAAAACCTTCTTGCTTATCTTTGCTGCCTCTGTGCATCTGCTGTTAGAGAAGAAACTGGTTCCTGTCATCACAAACGCATAGTCCTCAGTGGGTGGAAACTCTTGATACATCAGACTCTCGTCCTTGATACCCTCAGCCAACTTCCATCTCCACCACGCCATCTGCCTAGAGTTAATCTCAAAGCCATACATCTTCTTGATGTCCTTGACCCACTCTTTCTCCTCACCCTTTAACTTGCCATCCCAGTACACCTTGTAGATGTTAGAGTCCGCTGGCACTGAATAGTACTCGTTTCTCCACCATCCACAGAAGATTGCCCTCTGTGTCTTAGCCCTCTTAGCCGTCTTGTACATGTCGTGGAACATGTTAAAGCCCTGAGCTGTGCTCTCAAACATGTAGAGTCTCTCAGGGTTCTTCTCAGCCAGAGAAGCTATCAAAGACGCTAGTCCTTCTTCATTCCCCCAAGACGCTGTCTCAGTACCGTGAAGGTAAGTAATGGCTTTACCCTGTCCCAGACGGGATTTGTTACCAGCAATCTGGTAGAAGATACGTGACCTGTTCTTGAGGACCATCTGATTGCGGTTGTGAGCAATGACAGGAACTTTGTACTCCTTGGGTAAACCTTCAATATACATTGCCAGTGTTGACCTGAACATGTCCCTGTTCTCTTCCGTGTCGGCAACAAGAGTGCCCTGCCAGCCTGGATGAGTAAATTGCCAGTAAAGGTCAAGAGCAAGGCTAATGGTAGTAATGCCCAACTGCCTGCCTTTAAGAATAACAAAAAAATGTATGTCATCTTCTAACCCCTTTGCTATCTCTCCCATCACATACGTCTGAGTCCCCAGAAGATTGCCCATCTTCTTCAAGCCCTCTTCCTTCGTCTCAATCTTGAGTTCCGAGCAGAACTTGTAAAACTTCTTTAAATCAAAATTCATAGTTGCCAATCAGCAATGTGTCTTGCAGCATCCCTGTTACGGGCACAATTTAACAACTCTTTGTAAAAAATAGCGGAATACTTGTCTTCCCACTCACTTGCCAACATCCTCTTCGCTTTAGGACTAATGCAGGACAAAGCTCTGTGCATTTCCCTCTTCAGCCTTAAACGAGATTCGTACAGCTGCGTCTGTGTATCCTTGTCTGTATCCATATTGCAATGCCTCATTAACAGCTCTCACCGTATTCACCTCGGAAAACTGAAGTAGCGCAGAGAGGGTCAAACAGGTTGCCCTCAAGTCCTCTTCCCCCATCCACAATAATTCACTCTCCATAAATACTCCTCTAACGTGTTCTCCACACTCTGATGACCTGACCCTCTGTCTTTGCCGTAAACCCGCACCCAAGCCTCTTAGAAGCCCTGTAATTGGCATTAAGAACCTTCTGCCGAGCAGACACGGGCACAACAAAACTGTCCCCCACATCCATCTCCTCATAAGGGTAGGCATACACCACCCTCGCAGTAGGCATATCAATACCACGCTCTAACTCAATCTCTTGTATAGCCATCTCTACCCCTCTATCAATAACCATATCATATACACAAAAAAAGACCAACACAAGTGTGTTGCACGTTTCATCTCCTAGGGAATGCAACACGCAACAAAGTTGGTTGGCCTAAAGGATTGGCAATGGCAACTGCAATCCAAACAAGAATGTACCAGAAACAGTGAAAATTTTTATGGGGGGGAGATGTTGGGGGCACACCCTTTAGCATATCCAAACCCAACTCGGTTGCCACGTGTCTTGCGTTCTAGGTGCGTGATTGCGTCAGTCCGTCCCGACCCAAGTGCAGACGTCTTTAAACAGCCTACAAGACGTTTCAAGACTGAGCATGTAGGGTAGTACCCAAGACCCATATTAAGTTGCACCAGTGGGCGGGAAGTGAGAACCCCAGCT